GGGACGGCCTGGTCTTGCCGCTTAACGACCCCTGGTGGGACACCCACACCCCGCAGAACGGCTGGGGCTGTAAATGCAAGAAGCGGATGATCAGCGCCGACGATGCCAAGCGCATGGGGCTGAAGGTGGCGGATGACGCGCCAGCTATCGACTGGGAAGAGAAGACGGTCGGGATTCGTGGCCCTTTCCCGCGCACAGTGCGGGTGCCGAAGGGGATTGATCCGGGTTTCGAGTACCGGCCAGGGGCAAATCGGGCGGCAGCCATGACACCGCCCATCGACGATCTTTTGCCACCAATAGCAGCGGCAGGCGGCAGTCTCGCGCCTCTGACCCCAAGACTCGCGCCAAAATCACGGCTGCTGGCGGAGGGCCTGAGCGATCAGGAATATGTCTCGGCCTTTCTCAGCGAGTTCATGCCCGCCGGTGACCGGCAAACCTACTTTACCGACGTGGCCGGAGAGACGCTGCTGATCAGCGACCAGCTGCTGCGCGAACGCGGCGGCGCTCTCAAGGCCAACAAGCGCGGCCGCGGCCCCTATCTGAAATTGCTGGCCGACACAATCAAGCAGCCGCAGGAGATACGGCTGGGATGGGCGGAGTTCGGGGGAAAGAAGGTGCCCAGACGGCGTTATATCGCCCGGTGGGAAGTCGAAGGGGAAGATATCCCGGCACTGGTGGTGTTTGAGACCGGTCCGCAGGGGTGGGTTGGGGTGACTGCGCACCAAGCCGACACCATCGCCGATCTTGATCGCCGCAGCCGCGAGGGGACAACCCTTGTCTGGCAAGAAAAGAAATAGGGCCGCACGTTCAGCCCGAGCGACCCCTGTTCGCGCCTCGTCCGCGGGTGACTGAAACCGTCGGGCACGTAACAACTTAAGGATACCCATGGCCGGAACAAAAATCAACGTCGATATCACCGGGCAGGACCAGCTCACCGCTGCCCTGGAGCATATGTCAAAGCGCGTGGCGAACCTGCGCCCGGCGTTGCAGGATATTGGCGAGTACTTGCTGCTGGCGCATGATGAGCGTTTTGCCGCGCAGGAAAGCCCCGAGGGCGACCCCTGGGAGCCGCTGAACGAGAAGTACAAGCAGCGCAAGAAGCGCAACAAAGAAAAAATCTTGACTCTGGACGACCTGCTCGGCGGCACGCTGCGCTATCAGGCCTCGGCGGCTTCGCTGGTGTTCGGCACCGACCGCGTGTATGGCGCGACGCATCAATTCGGGCGTGATGAAGCAAACATACCGGCGCGGCCGTTTTTGGGGTTGTCGCGCGCCGACGAAACCGAAGTGCTGCGGCTGCTCGAAAATCACCTGGCCGGGGCGCTGTAGACAAAACGCCATATTTGCCCTGTGAGGCGTTTTTATTCCAAACCCTTACCAAGGTATAGGCAAGAGGAAGATCGTCAAATTTCAACAAGGTTTTAAGACATTTCAACACTATTACACAATATGAGGCCCCCATGAAAAACCGGTTTGCCCTCTGTACCTTCGAAATCAGCACCTCGGGACGCGAATTGCAGCTGTTGCCCGACGGTGAATTCTCGGCCCGCGACGGTCGGCCCGGCACCGGCAAAAGCTGGCGGCTGGATGCCGCGCTGGCTGCTGCCCTGGTGCAGGAGGCCAGTCAGCGCAGAACCCCTTACGTGATCGACTACGAGCATCAGACCCTGAACAGCGAGCAGAACGGGCAACCGGCCCCGGCCGCAGGCTGGTTCAAAACCCTGGACTACCGGCCCGGTCTGGGGCTGTTCGCTACTGACGTGGAATGGACCGCCAAGGCGCAGGGGATGATCGCGGCCGGCGAATACAAATTTATCTCGCCGGTGTTCGCCTATGACGCGGCCGGCCGCGTGGTCAGCCTGCACATGGCGGCGCTGACCAACTACCCGGCCCTGGACGGCATGGCGCAACTGGCCGCCGCGAAGTTTTCCCCTCAAACAAAGGAGCAGAAGATGATCAAGGAATTGCAAAAGTTACTGGGTCTGCAAGACGACCCGACCGAACCCGAGATTGCTACGGCGACCGCTGCCCTGCAAGCCCGGCTTGATGCGCAGCACGGCGAAATCGCCGCGCTCAAGGCAGCCCCGGCCAAAGCCGACCCGGCCAGGTTCGTGCCGGTGGAAACGGTGGAAACCATCCGCCAGGAGCTGGCAGTGCTGAAGGCCGAGGCCTGTCAGCGCGGCATCGATGTGCTGGTCGCGACGGCGCTGCAGGATGGCCGTCTGTTACCGGCCATGGAAGCCTGGGCGCGGGAGCTGGGGGCCAAGGATCTGGCGGCGCTGAAAAGTTATGTCGAGCAGGCGCAACCGATCGCCGCGCTGTCCGGCACCCAGAGCGGCGGCAAGGCCCCCGAGCAGCAGCAGCGCCTGTCCGCCGAAGAGCAGACCGCCTGCCGCCTGTTGAATCTGACCGAAGCTGATTTTCTCTCTCACAAAAAAGGAGCCTAACCCATGGCCATCGTCACCCCGGCGCTTTTGAGCGCTTTAAAAACCGGCTTCCAGAAAAACTACCAGGACGGCCTGACCGGCGCCGAAAGCGCCTGGAACAAGATCGCCACTGAAATCAACAGTTCGACCGCCAGCAATACTTACGGCTGGCTGGGACAGTTCCCGACCTTTCGCGAATGGGTCGGTGACCGGGTGATCAAAGATATGGCCGCCCAGGGCTACCAGATCACGAACAAACTGTGGGAATCGACCGTGGGTGTTGCGCGCACCGACATCGAGGACGATAACCTGGGCGTCTACGCGCCGCTGTTCAACGAGATGGGCCGTGCTGCCGGGGTTCAGCCCGACGAGCTGGTGTTTGCCCTGCTCAAGGCCGGAACCGCCAGCCTGTGCTACGACGGCCAGAACTTTTTCGACACCGACCACCCGGTCTACCCCAACGTTGACGGCACCGGCGTCGCCGTGACCGTCAGCAACAACGACGTGCCCGGTGTGCCGGAAACCGCCTGGTATCTGCTCGACACCAGCCGCAGTATCAAGCCGCTGATCTTTCAGCGCCGCACCCAGCCCGAATTGCAGGCGCTGACCAGCAGTGACGACGAGGCGGTGTTCACCTCGGACACCTACCGCTACGGCGTGCGCAGCCGCTGCAATGTCGGCTTCGGCTTCTGGCAGATGGCCCACCGCAGCCAGCAGGCGCTCGATGCCGCCAATTTTAACGCCGCCGTCCAGGCAATGCAGGAGCGCACCGCCGATGGCGGCCGCCCGCTGAGTATCCGCCCGACGTTGCTGGTGGTACCGCCCGCCCTGCGTGCCGCCGCGCTGGAGGTGGTCAAGGCCGAGCGCCTGGCCAACGGCGCGACCAACGTCAACCGCGAAATGGTCGATGTGCTGGTGACCCCCTGGGTGATGTAACAGACGATGTGAGCGGGGCGGCTGAACCCTCTGCCGCCCCGGCTTAAAGGAGTATTTTATGGCGGTTAAAAAGACCGAAAAACAAACCGAAAAACAAACCTTGACCGTGACCTGCAAGACCGGTCGCAGGTTTCGCGCCGGGCTGGAGTTCGGCCCGCAGGCGCGCGAGGTGGACGTGGCTCCGGAGCAGGCAGCAGCAATCAAGGCTGACCCGCTGCTCTACGTGGAGCCCTCGCCCCCGGCCCCTCTCCCGAAGGGCGAGGGGAGCCGATAAATGTACTGCACTCAGGCCGATATGACCGAGCGCTTCGGCGAGCAGATGGTGACCCAGCTGACCGACCGGGAGAATCTGGGGGTTGTGGATGCGAGCGTGCTCGATGCGGCAATTGCCGACGCCTCGGCCGAGATCGACATGTACCTGGCCGGGCGCTACGCCCTGCCGCTCTCCAGTATCCCGCTGACCCTGACGCGCCTGGCGTGTCTGCTGACCCGCGACGTACTGGCGACGGGCAGTGACGTGTCTGATGAGCGCTGGAGCAAGCAGGCCGATGACGCCCGTAAGCTGCTGCGTGAAATCGCCGCCGGCAAGGTGAGCCTGGGCGTGGATGCCCTGGCACAAAGCCCCGCAGGCGGCGACACCGCCCAGATGGAGAGCGGTGGCCGCATCTGGGGCCGTGATGACAGTCAGGGGTATCTGTAAATGGCGACCCCGACCCAACTGCAGCAAGCCGCCGTTGATCACCTTAAGATTGCCCTGCCGGGCTTGCGCTCGTGCGACCTGTACGCCGGGGAATTTGCCGGGGGCGAACTGTCGCGCGCCAGTCTGGCGGCACCGGCGGTGCTGGTGGCCTGCCTGGGGGCAACACGGGGTGCCGACCACGGCAACGGCGAGTATACCTTTCTGGCCCGCTATAGCGCCTATTGCCTGACTCGTCATGCCGGTGGCCGCGAACAGCGCGGCGTGCTGGCGCTGGAGTTGGCCGAGGCGGTACTGGCCCAGATCGAGTCCGGGCGGTTTGGCCTGGCCGGGGTTTCGGCGGCCAAGGTGACGCGGATCGACAATCTCTACGGCGAGGCGTTCGACAAGGCCGGGGTGGCGCTGTGGGCGGTGAGCTGGGAGCAGCAACTGCTGCTGGGCGCGGACATCTGGGCCGGGGACGGGGTGTTGCCGTCGCAACTGTTTGTCGGTTATGCGCCGGAGATCGGCGTGCCGCACACGGATGATTATTTTGAGGTGACGCCATGAATGAGCCGATTGAATACCGCCTGGCCGAGCTGGAACGGCGCCTGAACACCCTGGTGCGCTACGGCACTATTGCCGAAGCCGACTATTCGGCGGCGCGCGTGCGGGTGCAAAGCGGCGAGCTGTTAACCGGCTGGCTGCCCTGGCTGACCCGCCGGGCATCAAACGACACAACCTGGCACGCGCCCGAGACCGGCGAGCAGGTGCTGCTGATCTCCCCCTGTGGCGATCCGGCGCAGGCCGTGGCGCTGCCGGCCATCTACCAGAACGCCCACCCGCAAAACGGCGACCGGCCGACCCTGGCGCGGATCGATTTTGCCGACGGCGGTTTTGCCGAGTACGACCGCGACGCGGGCAAACTGAGCATCAACACCACCGGCGACACCCTGATCACCGTCGGCGGCAAGGCCGACATCACCGTCACCGGCAAGACCACCGTCAAGAGCGACCTGGTGGAGATCGACGGCGGCGGCAGCGTTAAGGGGACGGTGCAGGGCGACTGCCTGTGTGCCTTTACCGGCAAGCCGCACCCGCATGTTTCGCCGACCGTTACGGAGAGCTTTTAGCCATGGCAATGACCAAGACCAGTATGGCCGATTTCGTCGAGGCGCACATTGCCGACGTCGACCTGGTGCAGGGTTCGGACGGCGACGCGGCGCTGGCCTACCGCCGGGCGGTGTTGGAAGCGCTGTGTCAGGGAATCATTGATGAGATTCACGCTAACGCCCTGGTGCAGACCGACAGCGGCGCGCCCGACAGCGAGCACACCGGCCATATCCTCTAACAAGGAGCAGACATTATGCCCAAGTACACCGTTTTGAAGCCCATCGCCCTGACCGGACAGCCCGGCCACAGCGGAGCGACTGTTGAGCTGAGCGAGCGCCAGGCCAGGTACCTGCTGCTCTCCGGCAAGATCCGCCCCGTCACCGAAAAAACCAAACCGGCGACCCCGGCCGCCAAGAAGAAGGAGGATTAAACCATGCCCGAGACCTTTTTGCACGGCGTCGAGGTGGTCGAGATCACCGACGGCCCGCGTCCCATCCAGACCGTACGCAGCAGCGTGATCGGCCTGATCGGCACCGCCCCTGATGCCGACGCCGCCGCTTTCCCGCTCAATACCCCGGTGCTGATCGTCGGCAGCCGCCTTGAAGCCGCCAAGCTCGACACCGTCGGTGACGGGCTCGGCACTCTGCCCGATGCCATGGACGCCATCTTTGACCAGGCCGGCGCCGTGGTGGTGGTGGTCCGCGTTGAGGAGGGGCTGGATGCCGCCGCGACCCGCACCAACATCATCGGCGGCGTCGATGCCGGTACCGGCGCCTATACCGGCGTGCAGGCGTTTTTGTCCGCCGAGAGCGTGGTCGGCGTGGCGCCGCGCATCCTGATCGCCCCCGGCTTTACCGGCGAGCGCCCGGAAGACCCCGTGACCCCCGGCAGCTACCTGGCCAACCCGGTGGTGGCCGAACTGCTCGGCATCGCCGACCGGCTGCGGGCGGTGATTGTCGCCGACGGCCCCGACACCAACGACGCCGAC